CTATGTTGCTTACCCCAAAAAGGGAATGCACGAGTGGATCGCCGCAGTCGACCTTAACTCACTCTACCCTTCAACAATCCGTGCCCTCAACATGGCACCAGAAACCATTGTCGGGCAGATCCGTCCCGTACTTACTGACAGGTATATTGCCGAAAAGATGAAGAACCCGAAAGTTTCATTTGCGGCTGCGTGGGAAGGCGTGTTCGGCGCCCTAGAATACACAGCAGTAATGAATCAAGAGCGTGGTACTATCTTAACTATTGATTGGGAAGCCGGCGGTAGTGATGAACTATCAGCCGCTGAAGCATGGCAACTAATCTTTAACAGCAATCAACCATGGATGCTAAGTGCTAACGGTACTATCTTTAGTTACAAGATTGAGGGTGTTATCCCTGGTCTACTAACAAAGTGGTACAGTGAGCGTAAAGAGCTACAGAAGAAAGCCAAGAACGCTACAGACAAAGAAGAGTTTGAATACTATGACAAGCGCCAGCTAGTACGTAAGATTTTATTGAACTCAGCCTACGGCGCCCTCTTGAACAAGCATTGTCGTTTCTATGATAAGCGCATCGGTCAGTCAACAACTCTAACTGGTCGTCAGATTGTTAAGCATATGTCAGCGTATCTAAATGAAGCGATTGCTGGTGAGTATGACCACACGGGTGAATCAATCATCTATAACGATACTGACTCCGCTTACTTCTCAGCTTGGCCCGTCTTGCGCAAAGACAAAGAGATGGCAAAGAACTGGAACAAAGATACCGCTATTGAGATTTACGATCAATTAGGCGAATCCGTCAACAGTTCTTTCCCTGAGTTTATGGAACGTGCTTTCCATTGCCCACGTAAGAACGGTGAGATTATCAAAGCTGGTCGAGAAATCGTAGCAGATCGTGGCATCTTTGTGACCAAGAAGAAGTATGCGGTAAACGTGTATGACAAAGAAGGCAAGCGTAAAGACAAAGAAGGCAAGATGGGTGACGTAAAAGTTACGGGTCTTGATATCAAGCGTAGTGATACGCCTAAGTTCATTCAAGAATTCTTGATGAAGATTCTAACTCTTGTACTTGCTGGTCGTGAGCGTGAAGAAGTTGTAGCCGCTATTCGTGAGTTCAAAGAGTACTTACAGACCCTACAACCTTGGGAGAAAGGCTCACCTAAGGGCATCAAGAAGCTGACTTCGTATGAGGAAAAGGTGGCAAAGTCGGCAAGTTCTCAGTTCGGCAAACTCGCAGAGAAGATCAACATGCCTGGTCACACTCGTGCCTCTATCAACTGGAACTATCTACGTAGAATGAATGGCGACAACTACTCGATGAAGATTGTTGATGGTATGAAGATTGTGGTTTGTAAACTCAAAGACAATCCACTTGGTATCACATCAATCGCTTATCCCGTTGACGAGATTCGCCTACCAGATTGGTTCAAAGAACTACCATTCGATGATGCCGCTATGGAACAAGCACTCGTTGATGAAAAGATTGAGAACATTATCGGTGTACTCAACTGGAATCTACGAGAGACTACCAACATTCGTAGCACCTTCCAAGACTTATTCAGTTTTGAGTAATTCATCCAAAAAATGTTGACTAAACTATCAACTCATGTATAATTAACACTATCAAAGGAAATTCAAATGAAAGATCACTTACAAGACCTTATCGCCCATACTAATCAAATGGGCTTCGTTGACCTTATCAAAGTAACAGGCGACAGCAACGAGACTAAAATCAATGCTATCGCTGATGACCGTACAGTCATCGTTAGTGGTAAGTTCAAAACACCACACGCATCATTCATCGGCACATACGGCTTGCCTAACCTAAGCAAGTTGCGCACGATTCTAAGTTTCGAAGACTATGAAACAGACGCAGTTGTTGAAATGAAAACACAAGATCGTGACGGTGAGCAAGTACCTAGCTACATTCACTTTGCTACTAAGAAGGGCGACTTCGTTAACGACTATCGCTTAATGAGTCAAGGCATCGTAGAAGAAAAAGTCAAGGCAGTCAAGTTCGCAGGCGCTACCTGGAACGTAGAGTTCGCACCGCAAGTTGCTAACATTCAGCGTATGAAGCGTCAAGCTACTGCTAACAACGAAGAAACAACATTCGTTACTAAGACTGAGAAGGGCGACCTAAAAGTTTACTTCGGTGATGTTTCATCACACAGTGGTAACTTTATTTTCGAACCCGCAGTTCAAGGCACCTTATCAAAAGGCTGGGCATGGCCAGTTAAGCAGTTCCTATCAATCATGGATCTACAAGGCGACAAGAAGGTTTACATCAGTGACCAAGGCGCTATGAAGATTACAGTTGACAGCGGCATTGCTGAATACGAATACTTACTACCAGCACAACAACGCTAAGCAATGATTAAGACGATTAATACTAGTGGCAGATACATTGAAGTTCTAGGCGGCGGCTCAACAGGCGGCCCCTCTAGAAACTACGGTTCATCTAATCATATGCAAGGCACTATGATGTATGACCTAGAAGCACAATGTATCAAAGTCTATGATGGTCAAAGCTGGATCGTCTTACATGGTTCTCATGCTACCATCAATCTAACATACGAAGCAGAATCCTTACTCAACTGGGCAAGACAAAAGCGTGACGAAGAACACGCACGTTCTAAGATTGTTGAACAGTATCCTCAATTAGAGGATGCTAGTAAGAGTCTTGCTGAAAAGATTGAAGAGTTTGAACTATTAGTCACACTAGCAAAAGCACACAAAACAAAGGAACAACAATGAGTGAACAACGTGAGATGGCTCTAGCAGAGCAACGAGCCCGTGTAATCACCGCAGCCGAGAAGTTCTATGGTATCACTATGGACTTTTCAGGCATAGAATTTATGTTTGACTTAGCAGCCAAGACAGGCGACACTATTGACTTTCAAACAGTCCGCGAATCTGTAGTTAATTATCTAGACTCACTAGATAAAGAAACTACGCCCTCCTTTGAGGAACTTTGTGATGGCATTTATCTTGTCATTGGCAGAGTACACTCAGAGCGTGATATTACTATCAGTGCTTACAATCGTGACACTGGTATTAGCTTCACGAAAAATTACTATCTACATAAACCTAACTTAACAATCGCTGTTTAAAAGGAAATCAAAATGGCAAAACCTACATTCGCTCCTAACCCTAAAGTCCGTCAGATTCTAAACGACCTAGAACTCTATCGTGAATTCTGTATTGACTATGGTTACAAGTTCGATGAATCATCACTCTATGATATGCGCAACTACGCATTTCAACAATTCTCGAAGTACTCCGCAGGCAAGAACTTCAAGGATCAATGGGCTGATGATGCTCGTAAGCTAGGATGTAACATCTAATGACCAAGCCCGTTGATCGTCCAACATACTACGACTTATATTTCGTAGTACAGAAATCATCTACAGGGTTATTCTCTCTAGCTGGTCCTGGTGCGACTATCAACGGGACTTTGTTAGGTACTGGCGTATACTCTACCCTAGATGACGCACAAGAAGAACAAACAGTACAGTTACTCAAAGGTAACAAAGTAGAGATTTTTCACATCGAATATCCTGTATAAAAATATTTCAAACTGTGAGAATGTGATAAATATATGATGTCTTACATATATAAAACAACTAATCTCATAAACGGCAAGATTTATATCGGCAAATCATCAAAAGATGACCCTTCATATTTGGGTTCTGGAATAATAATAAAAGAAGCAATACAGAAATACGGCGTAGAAAATTTTATTCGGGAAATAATAGAATATTGCTCGGATGACGTTATAGATCAACGAGAAATTTTTTGGATAGATCAAATGAATGCAAGAATACGCGGTATCGGTTATAACATTGCTCCTGGGGGATTCGGAGGCGATAATACGACAACACATCCCAATAAAGAAGTTATTGTAGCAAAGAGGACATCAGGCCTCAAAGAATGGCACTCGTCACTTTCTGACGAAGAAAAGAAAGAACGCGCTAAAAACATTAGTAATGCGAAAAAAGGCAAAAGTAATGGTAGAGAGGGATATACTCATCCTGAAGAAACCATTGAAAAAATGAGAACATCTGCGTTAAACAGAGATAAATCAGACGAATGGAAAATATCGCATATGGCCGCTATGGCAAAGCGTAGAGGGACCTCACTTGTGAAAAAATACAAACGGATAGAAGTCAACGGCGTCATATACGAGTCAGTCAAAGATGCTATAGCGTCTTTGGGCATTAAGCATCGTAAAACATTTTATGATATGATTAATAGAAATGAGATACGAGTGAAATACTTATGATATTTAATAAAATAAAAGATTTGAAGGAAGAAGGTAAGATCATCGGCATAGTTTTTA